GAGGAACTGCACACCAACGAGCAGGGCACCGGCACGCAGACCGGGCGCCGCACCATGTCGATTCCCGGGAGCAAGTACCCGGGCGCGAAAGCGAGCGCTCGTCAGATCCAGTTGCTGTTCGCTCCTGACGACCTGCTGCACGTCCCGGCCGTGCTGCTCTATGCGGCGGTGCCGAACTGGGACCCAGGCATCACGATGCAGTTCGACCGGAAGTCCGAACTGGGGCTGCCGCTATCGTTCGGCTGTTTGGGCGACCTCGCGGGCCGCGTCCTGTCGATCGGGCGCCTCCCGGACCTTGAGCTATGACCATCCTCGAAATCGTCCTGTCGCTGATGCTCACCGCGTCGCTGCTGCTCAGGCTCCGCAGACGCGTGCCGGCACGCGAGGTCACGCTGACCAACGACGCGTACAACCAGTGGCTGCGGGCCCAGCGACCGCCGCTGCCCTGGTTCCTGGATCAGCCTCCGGACCATCAGGAGGCCATGGCGATCCTTGGCGACGTGCACGCGCGCGACCTGGCTCTCGGCATCGGCTATGCGGTCGCCGACCCGCAGTTGGCCGAAGCGGGTTCCGACGCGAGTCAGGATGCCGAGGAAACGCTGGTCAAGAAACTGGCCGCTGCCGCTGCCTCCAAGCTGCTGGCCGCGTCGAAGTCCGCACCGGCCGGCGCACCGGACGATGCGCCGCCCTCGAGCATGGGCGGGATGCGGTGGCAGGAGCGGGTTCGACGCGGCGGGCGCGGCGTCGCCTCGCCTACCAGCTTCCTGGGCAAGGCGCCCAAGGCGGGCCCATGAACCCGGTCCAGATGGCGCAGCAGCTCAAGCACAAGCTACAGCAGGTGCGGTGGTCCGCCTCGCCGTCTGGGCTCGTGTTTGGCCCGAACGGCCGCGTGGTGGTGTGCGCGTCGCCGCCCAACGCGAAGCAGATCCCGAACGGCGTGCCCTGGTGCTTCGTGCAGCTTGGCGACGGCACCATGGATGAGCAAGACCCGGGACTCGTCGAGCAGCGGTTCCGGCTGGCCATCGGGGCCGAGGTGAAGGGTGACCGCATGGGCGAGTTCGCGGTCATCGGCGGGTCGACGACCAGCCTGGGCAAGAGTGCGGGCAAGGGCGTGGGCGAGGTCATGGAGCGCGCGTGCTTCGCCGTGCAGAACCTGACCGGCATGGACGGCGCGCGCATTCTGGTCAGCGGCACCGGCACGGCCGCGACGCATCCGCTCGACACCATCTCGTACATCGCGGTGCAGGAACTGATGCTCTCGGCCTGGTGCACGACCGCGCCACACTTCGCATCGCCGCAGCGCCTGCGCTACAACGTCACCAAATGGGAATGGTTCGGCGACCATTGCGAGCAGCGGTTCGATTTCTTCCGCTACCGGCTCGTGCGCAAGCAGGGCCAGGACCCGAGCGTGGACCCGACCGACGGCACCGTGGTCTACACCGGCACCGCACCCGTGTTCGTGGGCTCGCAGGTCAGCGGCTGGACCTACACCGTTTTCGCCGAGTACAACGCGCGCGGGGTTGCGGAGGCCGAAGGGACGAGCGGAGCCGAGGTCGGCTCCTACCGGGTGGCCTGATGGGCGACGCGATCACGATTCGGGTCAGGATGGGCGACCGGCAGAGCGCTTCCGTGCCGACTCGCGCGCGCGAAGACCGGGTCTTGCAGGACCACGCACGCAAGCGCGGGTTCCTCGCGCGGTTGGCTCGGCGTGGCATCCGCGCGCTGAACGGCACGGCTAGCGCGGTCGGCCGAGCCGCTGGCTTCGATCGGATCGATGCGGGCCTGCGCACGGGCCGCATGCTCATGACGCCGGCCGGGGCGATCGGCAGCGCAGTTGTCGTCGGCGCGCTCGTGGGGTTGCGGCTCGGCACCGGCCGCTCGTTCGAGAACATGGGCGAGAACTTGAAGCAGATGGCGCTCGGCAACCTGTCGCCCGACGCGATGGCGGACCAGCAGGCCCGCGGGTTCATCGCGAGCCGGCCGAACCTGCTCGCAATCATGGGCATGGAAGACGGCGCCGACGATCAGATCCACGAGTTGTTCCGGGACGTGCGCGAGTTGGCGCGCCGCGACCTCGCGGGCCGCGCCAGGCTCATGCGCGACCCTCGGTTTCAGGCCAACCAGCTGATCGACAACCTGATCCTGTCGGGCGCCAATAGGCTTTGGGCATCGTGGGAATCGAACGGCGGTCCCGCGAAAATCGAGGAGCTTGGTAGGGCATTGAGTAGGATGCCGAGGGGACGCTGAGATGGACACGGAACTCAAGATCAAGGTCGTGCTCGACACGAGCGAGGCCAAGAAGGAACTGGACGCGCTCACGACGGCCTCGGCGACGACCGGGAAGCGCGCGAGCGGGTTCCTGTCGCAAGCGCTCGGTTCCGGTATGCGCGCGGTCGGCATGGGCGTCGGGTTCTCGGCCGCGAACGCAGCGTTGCAGGGACCTCTGCTCGGCGGCATCAGTGACGTGATGGGCGAGGCGTTCGGCGGTTGGGGCAAGGCGTTGGAGACGGCATTGCTCGCCAATCTTGGCAACGAAGGGCGCGCACAAGCGAAATCTCGCGAGGAGATGATTGCGGCATTCGGCACCGTCGCGGGGATTCAGGACGCGACTCCACCAGGCGCGCACGAATACTTCAGCTCGCGCATGGGGATCAACACGTTGCGGGAACGCGGTCGCTCCATTCTGGAGTCTGATCCCGCGATGCGCAGCGTCAATCCGGAAAGGCTTCTCGACAAGGCCATGGACAATATCGGCGAGATGCTGCGCGACGCGGCCGACTACTTGGTGCGCGAACTCGGGAAGTGGAGATGAGCCGATGACACGAACGAACCCTTTCGCCATCACCTACGGTGACCAATCGGTCGGTGGCAGCAGCAGCACCTACTTGCTGTCCGCGCCCTACGTCATCGACAAGAGCCCGAGCGATTTGCGACTCGTGTTCGAGGTGTTGGTGGTGGCCGGAAGTCACGAGGGATTGAAGGGCTCGTGCGCGACCATCGAGCAGGCGTTCAGCAAGCGTGACCAGTCGCTCGCCATCGCGATGGGCGGTAGCACGTTCGAGTACGTGTTCGGGACCGACGTGTTGAACACGGCCGCGAACCTCGCGAAGACCGGCAAGCCGCAGACCGACCGAGGCTACTCGCGCGCCTACACCTGTTCGATTGAGGGCAAGCTGCCGGCCAACGATCTGGACGGGCTCCGCGAGGTCGCGGTGTCGACGCACTACGAAGCGTCGCGGCAGCAGATCGTGACGATGCGCGGCATCTACACGGCGCTCCATGGCACCGGGGCGCGCGCAACCTACGTCTCGAACTTCGACAGCGAGGCCGAGACCTTCCTCAACGCGATCGACAGCGAGGCGACGTGGGAACTCGCGGACGAGGACGTGAGCACAGACCGGCTCGACCATCACGCGACCTTCACGCGCCAGTACGTGCAACTCCTGGCCGACCAGTCGCAAGGCACGCGCGACGACGACGAGATCCGAGACCATCGCGTCGTGTTCAACGACCAGCACGCGCACCTTGGCGATGCCAGCCAGAACATCGCGAGGCTCCGGCATGTGGTGGCGACCTACGACTGCGCCATCGACATCGAGCAGACTCAGGACCTGCAAAGCGTGTGGGACGACAAGATCAAGCCGCACATCGTGCAGATGTTCCGCGACCAGTTCGAGCCGCAGGTGTTGGCCATCGAGGACGTGCGCGTCTCCTACGACGAGACCAGGAAGCGCTTGAGCAGTTCGCTTCGCCTCGTCTACCGGAAGCAAGGCGGCGCGAGCGACGTGGTCGAGGTGAGCGAGTCGGTGGCCTACCGCGAGCAACGCACCATCGACTACACGCCGGTCCACGGCCAGGGCGAGTTCTCGATGGAGGCAGACCAGGGATGGGGGATCCGGGAACGCGTCTGGTCGCGCACCGCGATCGCACTCGGCGAGGAAGCGCCGAAGCGCCGCATCGGTGGCAAGACCGCAGACCCTGGGCCGGCCGGCCTGTTCGACGAATCGTACGGAAGCATCACGGGAGTCGACGAGCGGAACACCGGCGACGTGGTGCCCGACGGCTGGAACGTCACGTCGAGTTCGAGTCAGGTATCCCGCCAGTGGGTCGGTGACCCGGACGGCGATGTCGGCCAGATGCTCGTATCGGTGCTCACCGAATCGGTCGTCGAGCGCTACCACACGAGGCCGAGCGGTGGCGGCACCACGACGCCTGGGAGCGGCTCGTGACCAAAGCCGAAGTGACCCTAGGCGGCGTTGATCTCGCGGCTAACTCTCCGGTCGTCTGGCGAATCCAGACCGGCACCGCGCCCTATCAGGCCGTGATGCAGGCGCACAAGCGGCAATGGCAGAGCCTCAAGGGCCAGATGGGGAAGTTTCTCGAGTTGAGAATCCGAGACAGCCGCGGCGTCGAGAGCAAGTTCAAGAACCTGACCATTCTGTACGAGATCCCGAGCGACAGCCCGAACCGCGTCTCGTTCGTGGTCGCGGACCGCAGATGGAAGTGGCCCTACAAGCTGATCTGCCGCGACTACAACACGGCGAAGCGCACGGGCGACAAGATCGCGGCTCCCGGTCAGTCTGGCGGCGTCGAAATCCTGGTGACTCACGACAAGTACCAGTATCGAGCCTACTCGCTCGACGGTGACGTGAGATGGACCTGCAAGGCGGCGGTGCGCGACGTGCTCGACATCCTGGAGGGGAAGGACGGGGACGGCGAGGGATTGGCACCGGCGAGTGGCGGCCCGGTCTTCGGCCCGCAGCAGGGCAGCTACACCATCGAGAGTTTCCCGATCGAGGGCGATGACGAAGATGGCCAGTTCACGTTGCAGAACGTGCAACTGCGCGATCAGGGCGACGTCGCGTTCGCGCGGTTGCTCTCCTACATCCCGGGCGCCGAGGTCTACGTCCACCCCGACGGCAACGTGCGAGTGTTCGACGGCGCCGACCTGCACGGCGCGGAGCAGTACCTGAAGCAACTTCCGCCGCACACTTGGGACGGCGAGAAGTTCGCGCTGGTGAACCGCACGCACATCAGGCCCAAGGAGGTGCACGTCTACTACGAGCGCGAGGTCGAGCTGCTGATGTCGTACTATGACGACTACCGAGGAGGCACGACGGCGGCGAGCAGCCCGAACGCGCCCTACTTGGAGAACGTGTTGCCGACCGTCGATCCGCAGACCACCATTCAGGTCTACGATCCGGTCGAGAACGTGACGCGCGATGTCGAGGTGTTGGCCGGGACGTGGGTGCCGGTGCAAACGTGGCTCGACGCGATGGATCGGGTGAAGCCAGTTGGTTCGCGTCGGTGGAACTTCGACACGATCAGCAAGCATTGGCTGGAAGGCGATCTGGATGGCACGCTCGGTGGGCGCGGCAGTGACTTCGACGCGTTCGGCAATGTGTCGATGCGGATTCAGGCGCTCAAGCAGCACTTCCGCCAGACGTTCCGGATCAACCGCAAGTACATCGATAGGTTCCGGGACTGGCGTTCGGTTCGTGTCGGGCTACTCGATCCAGTGAGCGGTGCGCGTGCACCGTCGCCGGTGTGGGGGCAGGCATGCATCATCCCGTCGACGAAAGGCCAGATGATGGCGAGCCGGGTCGACCTCGAGCTTACGTCGATGTACCGCAACGTCAGCTACCGAGCGCAGGCCGGGGAAAGCACGCTCGACGCGCCTCCGGGTCCGGTTCACCTCAACGTGCTCGACGAGGACCTGGGCATCTTCCGGCTTGAATGGATCAACAGCCCCTACGGCACCACGGCCGAGTACGTGCCGTGCTTCTTGACCAACCATGCCGGGACGCCGGCCGTTCCGACGCGTAATCTGCGCTACCAATTGGTGCAACCGATCGGTCCCGGGATCCAGGTCGAGAGCGGAACGAACGGCATTTTCCTGTCGCCGACCATGCACTTCGAATGCCTCGTGACCTTCACGCCGAGCGCACCCAATACGCTTCGGTCATTGCACCGCGAGAAGGTCGAGGTGCTGGACATCGAGGGTCTGTACTCGAAAGAGTTCGGGCTTGCGGGTGGCCGTGCCGAACCGCTGCGCGTCTATGTCAGTCCAGGCGAGGCGACGGCGCGATTCGGTCTGATCGATGAGCAACTGCAGAACAGCACGTTGGCCAAGCTGCTCGGCCTGGATGGCGCCGCGGCCGAGGGCCTCGAGCCGGGCAAGCCGCTGGATGGCTACGAGTTGGTGAATGCGAACGTCGAGTTGCGCGCGCACGCGAAGGCGACCGCCGCCGAGATGATCGCGAGCTTCGCGGATAGCGTGCAGGGCCGCGTCACGACGGTGGCGCTACGCGAAGGGCCCAGGCTGGTCGGCAACATGACGAGCGCTACAGTGGCGGTCGGCGCGGCACCGTCGGCCAAGGTTCTGGTGCTGCACGAGTTCCCCGGGCAACAGAAGCACATCGACCGACTCGCGCTGCTCCCGGACGCCGCGCGGCAAGTCATCCTCGGGACGCTCCCGTACAAGTAGACCACCATGGCAGGACTCACCGACTGGACGCGCGGCGGAATCTGGCCGCTGCAGGACTACGGCACGCCAGGCATCACGGTCGGCATGCGTCAGCAGATGGTCGGCGCGCGCATCGCCCGGTTCGAGGACCCGTCGCAGGGCTCCGAGGCGACACTGATCGAGTACGCGAGCGAGGGATCGCAGGGCACGGTCGCGGGCGTGCACCCATGGCTGTTCTGGCAGACCGAGGACCCGGAGAAGCGCGATACCGGGGCATGGGCGCAGGTGTTCGCGAGCGTGGTGGCAGACCAGGGCGTGCTGCCGGTCGCCAACGGTCTGTGGAAGTCCGACGAGCGCATGGTCGCGAAGGGTCCGGGATGGCCAGACGGCTTCCCGATGCTGCCCCAGGGCACGATGGTCGCGGTGCTGCCCGGCATGAGCGACGAGGCGCCGAGCGAGCTGATGGGCATGCTCGACCCGCGTCTGTTCTGCCCAGGCGTTGGCGGGCCCGGGGAGTGCGGCACGCTGGTCGTCGACCTGCAGCCCACCTACGAGCCCTGCATGGACCAGAGCACGAAGCCGGGAGTCGGCGGACGCCACGCGCGGCTGCAGTCGATGATGCGGGTGGTGCCGTTCTCGGTCGGCGCGACGTCGAACTTCTCGACGTCTGGCAACGCGATCGCGTGGAATATGGACAGGACCACGCAGGAAGGCATCGCGGGGTTCGGGCTCGTGTGGATCAAGGCGAAGTCGGGGAGCGGCGGCACCACGACGCCGGGCGGCGGCGGCACGACCACGCCGGGAAGCGGGCTCACCACGTCGGCGACGTGGAACGGGCAGGGCGGCCAGGACCTGATTCCAGGCGAGCACGAGGGCAAGGCGCCGAACGAGTTCGGCACGTTTCGGCCGACACCGGACGGCGGGCATGTGCTCGCCCTGATGGCCGCGGGCGAGTTCTTCGGCCCGCTGTGCGGCGGCGCGAACGGCGACAAGCACCAGATCGGTCAGGACCGCGACGGCACCCCGCTCAACTCCGGGCACCTCGCGACGCAGGCGCTCTGGTACGACGACGACGACCGCGACGGACCGATGCTGTTCGAGGGCCGCTACCCGAACCCCGGCAGCTTCCCGCTGCAGAGCAAGGTGCATCTGACCTGGGACGGCGCGCAGGCCCACGCCTGGCTCCACGGAAACCGGATGGGGAAGTGGCGCTGGTGGGCCGAGGTGCCCTACATCGCACCCGGCGGCGGCCGGATCCCGCAGGTCGTCGTGCCGCCGACGACGGGAGGCCCGGGTGGACCGGGTGGACCGAGCGGTCCTGGCGGCCCGGGCGGCCCTGGCGGCCCTGGAACCGGCGGCCCCGGTGGTCCAGTCGGCCCCAAGCCACCGGCCGGTCCTGGCGGCCCGGGAGGCCCGACTACCGGCGGCCCGCCCGTCGGCCCGACCTCGCCTCCTGGCCCGCGCGCGCCGAAAAAGCCCGGCCTGACGACGCCTGGCGGGTCGTCCGCATGGCCCATCCCGGGGTTCCCGTGGGCTCCCGGGTACGGCCCGAACGGCCAGAGCCCGACCACGGCGCCGACCCCCCCGGGTGGCGTGACCACGCCGCGGAGACCGTGGCCGAAACCCGGCGATCCACGGCGCGGCCGAGGCCGGCCCGGTGACCCGCCCGTTTGGGAGGGACAGCCTGAGGACCACAGCTGGGAGACCGACTACGGCACGCCGCGGGCCGCCAAGGGGGATCTGAGTGACCCGAGCATCCTGCCGTTCCCCGACGGCACGCCGGAGCCCCCGGGCGTCGTGCGGCGCGTCGGCGACACGCAGCCGAGTGACCGCGCGCTCTACGCGATCCATCATCCGTTCCTGACCACGTTCGCCTCGATGGGGTTCCGGCCGCAGCGCTGGTTCGAGAACTATCCGAGCTTCGTTCACAACCCGACCGCGCACCCGAACCACCTGCTGGCCGAGGAAGAAGCGCGGCCGCAAGTGCTGGTCGCGCACACATGGGGCTCGCAGGATGCCGGCGTCGCGGACTGGCACTACGTCGACCAGCCGAACGTTTCGCGCGCGCGCGGCGGCACCACGAACGGCGGCGTCCTGTTCGCGCCGCCGGCATTCGAGATGGAGGACTACTTTGCGCTGGGAAACTTCGGCGACGTGACGTCGCCGACCACCTCGAGCTACGTGACCGTGGCGCCAGGCGTCGCGTTCGCGCTCGGCACGCCGAACCAGGATGGCGGGCTGAACGAAACTGGCGTCGCGATCTTCCAGGACAGCGGCAACGACAACGCGCTGACCGTCACGCAACTCGATCCGAGCCGCACCGCCACCACGCTGTTCAGCGCGAAGGTCTTCGACGTGTCTGGCACCTACGAAGTCGACGTCGTGCTTGGCGGTTCGCAAGCTGTCGAAATCCCGTCCGGCACAACCGCCGAACGTCCGACCACCGGGCGGCAGGGCATGCTGCGCATCAACACATCGGGCGCGCACGATCTCCTGGAGTACTGGGACACGAAGGCCGGCGCATGGCACCAGGTCGCCTACTGAGGTAGGATCGAGAGCCATGGAGATCCTCGACAAGACGGAAGCCCTGCCCGTGACGCAGGCGCCAGTGGAGAAGTCGGCCGAGCAGCGCGTGGCCGAGTGCATCGCGGAACTCGACGCCGTGCTGCGCAAGCATCGGTGCGGGATGCGCGCGGCCGCGCGCCAGCGGACCGATCTGGTGGGCGATGGCTCGGGACTGCTCGTGAAGGCCGAGACCAAGATCGAGGTCGTGCCGCTGCCGTAGCCCAATCCAGTCCCATATGGGACTGTTCGGACGCGGGCGCTTTCTAGGGTCGGGCCACCATGGCCACGGTCCCGGGCGTCATCTACTTCTGCGAGCACCACGGCCAGGGCGGCAATCCGGGCATGCCCAACGTCGCGGACGGGCTGATGAGCACGCTGCTGCAGAACATGCTCGACCGCGAGGTGTTGCGCATCACGCCGGACAACGCAACGACCGGCGCGCCGACCTCCGCGTCGCTGTCGTGCTGGCCGTTCTACGACGGCAACATGGGCACGACCTTCTTCCAGGTCGCGAGCAGCACGACGACGACGATCACGGTCTCGCCGAGCCCCGTGTGGACCACGAACGAGTGGGCAGGCCGACGACTGACCGAGATCAACACGGCGCCTGTGCCGACAGTCGGATTCCGGCAGCGCATGTCCGTGATCTCGAACACGGCCGACACCCTGACGTTCGGCGCCACGTCCGCGCCGACCGTGGGCGCCTACTTCTTCCTGGGAACCGGCCGATTCACCGACTACCACCCGATCGCCGGATGGCTGGACATCAACGAGTTCGGGCTCGTTCCGTCGTCGCGCGGCGGCAGCAGCTTCGCGAGCACGGGCGGCATCGGCCCGGACGCAACGCTGATCCGCAGGCTGTTCGAGGACGTGTACGACGAGGCGCCCTACTTCCACCTGTGGAAGGTCGCGACCGCTGCACCCGTGTCGACCGGCTGGGCAGACTCGCCCAACAACTCGCAGCGCGCGGCCTTCGCGCTGGAACTCGCGCGCGTCGTCGCGGCCGCTTCGGCGCACGGCAATACGATCGCGTGGAACGAGGCGATCATCGACCTCTCGATGTCTGACCTGATCGCGGCCGTCAGCGCGCCGCTGATCGCGCTCGCCTACAAGGCGCGGCTGCTCGAGATGATCGCGTGGATCAAGACCACGCTTGGCAACTCCGACCTGCGCGTCGTGTTGGTCAACCACGATGAGCGTCTGTGGAGTACGACCGCGCCGCTCGCCGCTCACTACTGGCGCGGGCTGCATCGCGAAGTCGCGGTGGAACTGAGCAACGTCGCGATCGTCGACATGAACGGCGCGCGCATCGGCCGGCAGATCGTCAGCCCGGGCGACACCCCGGCGACCGAGGTCAAGTACTACGCGCAGGCCGAGTACTTCACGATGGGCGAGCGCATGTCGCACGCCATCGCGCGCCTACAGGCCGGGACCCCGGATGTGGCGGCTGGCGGCATGCCGCTCTACTACATGATCGGCGATTCGATCATGGTCGGGCCGGCCAACGTGACGTGGGTCACGAACAGCAACAGCCCGCTCATCTCGGGCCCGAACCCGCCGAGCTTGCTGCGCCCGGCGCATCAGAAGATCCTGAACCACGGCGTTGGCGTGCTGGAAGTCTACGAGCCCGGAGTGAACAGCAACACGGCCGGCACCGTGCAGAGCGCATCGGGCCCCGACCTTTCGTTCATGGCGCAGCTCGGACTGCTGCATCCGGATGGCTTCGCGGTCGTGAAGGTCGCGACGAACGGAAGCGCGTTGGCGAGCGAGGCCCAGGCCTACATTCCGGGCGTGTCGGGCGGGCGCTGGAAGAAGTCCAGCGCGGAGAACTATACCGTGCTGCTGGCGTGCCGCGATGAGGCGATCGCCGACATCAACGCGACCTATGCCAAGCAGGCCGACGCGCGCGGGATCGCGGTGAGCCTCGGACACAACGACCATTCAGTGGTAGGTGGCGGTGCCGCGTTCGCGGCCGAGCTGCCGAACTTCGTGCGCGACCTCCGGGCTGACCTTTCGACCCGCACGAGTGGCGCGGCGCTGCCGATCAGCTGGCGCCGACCGCAACTGGACGCGCAGGGCGTGAACGTTGTCGAGATGCAGCCGGTGCGCGATGCGTTGCAGACCCAGATGGACAGCGACGGGCAGTTCGTGTTCGTCGATGCGGACGATCTGGAACGCAGCCGCGACGACAACTTGCACGAGACGCCCGAGAGTTCGGTGAAGCAGGGTGAGCGCCACGTTGCCGCACTGCAACTGATCTCGCTATAGCCGTGTCGAACTCGCTGCTCGGCGAAGGACTGGTCCGGCTCGTCGAGCAGCGCTGGGGACTCAAGCGTCGGATGGCGCGGCTGATCGTCGCGTGCATCCTGCGGAGCGTCGCGGCCGACGGGGACCGATGCGCGCGGGCGCTGGAACGCGCGGAGCCCGGCAGCGACCTGGCGTGCGGCGCCAGAACGGTGGCGGCCAGGTGGGCGAGGGCCGAGGAGATGGTGCGGGACGGACGGATCGCATGATTTCGCAAACGAGCGCTTGAACTTCGCGTGAAGATCAGGTAAGTGTCTGCGCGTGACACACGGAGGCCACGCATGCCCGTTGACCGCAACCGCCCGCTGCCGCGCCAACGCGCGGCTGGCATCTTGCTCGCTCCTCTCGACCTGCTGTTCGCGTGCGCATGGGGCGCGACGGCGCTCCGGTGTCACGATCAGGGCCGGGTCGACGAGCTGACGGGCTCCCGCCGCGCCCTCAGCCGCGGCGGGTTTTTCCAGCACATCGCGCGCGCGTCTCGACCCGAGGCCCCGAACAAGCCTCGAGAGGCCCTCCAAGGAAACGGGATCGGTCGTGCTCCGTTGACCGCTCCTGCTGCCGGCCTCGCAGCACCTCAGGCGACCGTCGAGAGCGGCGGCGCTGCAAAAGCATGCGAGACGCGCGCGCATCTTCGCCGGTTCGCGCGAGGTGGGAAGTGACCACCTTCCCGAGCACGATCATCGACAAGGCCGGCTGGACCGACCTGCAGGAACTCGATGAGCACGGCGAGGGCCTGACGCCATGGGAGATCGAACTGGTCGAAAGCCTGACCAAGCGACTGCGCACCGGTGGCCTGCTCACGGACAAGCAGCGCGAGACGCTGGACAGGATCCGCGAGGAGCGCCTGCCATGACGACCAGCGAGAACCGGATCGGCGACTGGATGGGGCTCGCCAACGGCAAGCGCTTCTGGCCGCTCGACCCTCGCGCCGACGAGGTCGACATCGAGACGATCGGTACTACGCTCGCAAACCTGTGCCGATTCGGCGGGCGCTGCGATCCCTGGTACAGCGTCGCGCAGCACAGCCTGCACGTCATGTCGCTGGTCGAGCGCGATCACCCGGGCCTCGCGCTGCACGCGCTCCTGCACGACGCGGCCGAGGCCTACCTCGGCGACGTCATCCGGCCGATCAAGCCGTTCTTGTTCGTGGCGCGCGACGAGCGATCGCCCGAATCGTTCGACCGCACCGAGGCTCGCGTCATGCGCAAGATCCGCCAGGCGTTCGGGATCCTCGAGCTGGACATCGTCGAGCGCTCCGAGATCAAACTTGCCGACGACATCGCGCTCGCGACCGAGGCGCGCGACCTGATGGGCGACCCGCGATGGCCAGGCCTCCCCGAGCCGGACCTCGCGCACATCGATCCGCTGCCGCCGCCGGTCGCGAAGCGCGCGTTCCTCGCGGCGTTCGAACGGCTGGCGGCGATGGAGGCGAAGCAGCCATGAACATCGACGTGCAGGGCGAGCCCGACGGCCGTTTTCCGATCCAGACAGGCCTCACCGTGTCGATGGACGCGGCGCGGCGCGCGTACGAATCTTACGCGCGCTTCTATGGCAATGGTCAGTCCCTGGTGCGGCTGGCTGATCGCGGCGGCTTTGGGATGCTCGAGTTCGTCGACCTCTACCTCGGCGGAAATGGGTCACATGGCCTACGCCGGCCACGGCAGAAGCCGCAGCCGGCGCCGCCTCAGCCGGGAGAGGAGCCGAAGCCATGAGCACGACTGCCGCCATCCAGGAGCCGAACCCGGCGCCGCCATCAACCACTCGCGCACTGGTGGCGAACCCGAACTACTGGCGCCTGCCGGCCGGCCTGTCCGAGGACGAGTTGATGGTGGCGTACGGCTGCCGCAGGGAGGAACGCGATGCGTCGTGACGCGCGAACGTGTCGCACGTGCAAGCGGTTGGCACAGGCGGATCGTCGAATCGCGCGATCGGTCCCTCGCGCCTGCGAGGCGTGCGGCGCCAGTTTTATGGCCACCGTGCGTTGCGGGAATGGCGCGTCGAGGGCGTGCTCGCCGAGGTGTCGCGCTGAACTTGCGAGGCTGCTGCGGACAGGCCGGAGGGAGGCGTGAGGCGCGTCTTCACCATCGCGGGCTACGCGCGGCTCTCTGCATCCGACGTCGGCAGCACCCTGGCGCTCGGGCTGGTGTGCGCGCTCGCGATCACGCGCATGTTCGGCGTGTGGGGGTGCTCATGAACACGGTCGCCATCCCCCCGAGCGAGGTATAGGCCACATGAACCGCCACCCCGAACACAACCGCCTGGCCGCCGCCGACGACCGCGTCCACGACAACAGCTCGTGGTGGGACGCGTGCGAGGCCCACGAGTGGATCCACGTCGGCGACGAGCTGCGGTGCCAGCAGTGCGGCGCCGAGTACCCGAAGCGAGACCCGCTCGTCGTCGGGATCATGGTGGCAGTCCTGATCGTGTTCCTGATCTGCGGCGCGATCGCGGTAGTGGTGTGGTGCCGAGGGTGGTGGTCGTGAGGACTCCAGGAGACCAGTCATGAAACACGAGAAAGCACGCGAAGGCCTGTGGCTCGCCTCGGCGGACCAGGAGACCTGGCCATTTGGACCGTTCTTCGACACGAGGGATGAGGCGATCGCCTACGGGCGCGTCGAGTACGAATCCTGGTTGGGAGTGGTAGGCACTGTGGTCACCGAGGAGATGGCGGCCAAGTGCCTGATTCGCTACCCCGAGGACGCGGACTGCAGCATGTGCGAGGCGCACGACCTGTCGTCCGAGGATGCGCTGATCGAGATTGGCGCCAGCGAGATGCCAGAGCTGCTCAAGGTCGTGGCGAATTGGCTGCGCGAGACCAAGAGCGTGCGCCACTGGTTCCAGGTCGCCAGCATCGAGCGCTTCTACGCCGAGGATGATGACGCGTGAAGAAGCTGCTGCACATCGACAAGTCCCGCCTGCGCGCGGTCGCGAGCATGCTCGGCATCGCCGCGCTGCTTGCCGTAGTCGTGTGGATCGGCATGTGCATCCGCGAGTGGGAGCACGAGCACATCGCCGAGATCGTGGTCGAGAAGCTGCGGTCGGGAGGTGCGAAGTGAACATCGGGCGCCACATGGTCGCGATGCTCGACGGGGCGCGATGGCGCGCGGACGCAGTCCAGGTGGCGACTGTTGTCTGGGGATCCGGCCGGAGGCCGAGCATGATCCTCGACGGGACCAAGTCCCAGGGCGGCGCGACGTGGCTACCGATCGTCGGTGACGTGATCCTGGCCAGGCACAAGTGCGCCGGACGCGAGGCGATCTGATGGCCGGCACCAAGAAAGACCCCGCGTTCCTATTCTACTGCACCACATGGCTGCAGTCGCGCGAGGTCAACACGATGTCGCTCGAGCAGCAGGGCGCCTACGTGCGCCTGCTCTGCTTCGCATGGTTGCACGGGAGCATTCCCGACGACCTCGAAGAACTGCGTCTGATGCTCGGGCTCGGCGGCGACGAAACCGCGTTCGATCGGATCTGGTCCAAGATGTCGCGTCGTTGGAGCAAAGTTCCCGGGACTCCCGGGCAGCTCATCAACATGCGGCAGGAGGCGGAGCGGGTCGAACGCAAGCAGAAGGCCGAGGAGATGCGAACCAGAGGCCAAGCAGGAGGCCAACGGAGCGCAGAGCAGAGGTCAAGCGGGATCAGAGCAGGACCGCAAGCAGAAGGCCAAGCAGAAGGCCAAGCAGAAACCAAGCCTTCTACTACCACTACCACTACTCTAGATAATCAGAGAGCTAAGGTTGGCTCTTGTCCCAGTACAGAGGGAGTACCTGAGCCCTCACCCAGGAACGTAGGCGCCCTGATCGACGGCGTCGCCAACGCGCGCAGGAGCCTCGCGTGAGCACTTTCGCCGAGTTCGCCGCGCTGCTGTGCGAGTTCGGGGTCGACCTGACCGATCCGGTGCGACGCCTCACGAAGGCCAAGTCGCTCGCCGATGGCGGCTTCGAAGTCGCCGATCTGCGTGCCGTGTTCGAACACGTCGAGGTCACCAGCAAGCCCGCGGCGCGTCGAGGCGTCATCGCGAGCCTCGTGCTCGACCCTGGGCGCCTGCAGGTCGCGATCGTCGACGCCAGGGCCTTCAGCGCGGGCGCAGCGCAGCGCGAGCAGGCGCGCCAGCACGGTGGCGACGAACGACTCGTCGCGCCGCACGCGCCGCGGCCGGACCCTACCGACGACACGAAGCGTTGGGCCTTCAATCGGAACGCCGCGATGGCCTGGGCTCGCGTGCACGCCGATCGGGCGCCCTGCGAGACGGTCGCCGCCGAGATGGGCGTTTCGTTCGAGGTCCTCGACAAGTTGCTTGAGCACGCGCGCGCGGTGCGTCCGGAACCGGCGAAGCCCGTGGGCCGAGAGGACGCGGGCGAGGACGACCGCAGGAGGCAGTTCCGCGAGCAGATGCATGCGGCCAGGAGGGCGCGGTGAGCACCACACGCTCGCAGCCGGACGATCTCGGGTCGAGCCTACCGGCACTCACGGCACACGAGATCGCGTCGCGTTCTCGCTTGCAGGCGGTTCAGGTAAGCCGTCGCCTCGGCCAGATGCGCGACGACGGCTTGATCGTGGTAGAGGACAGTTTCGGCACCACCCCGAGCGGCCGCCAGGCCCAACGATGGAGACTTCCATGAAGATGTTCCCGCTCCTGTTCCTGTTCGCCTCCGCGTTGCCCTCGCAGGTCGTGCGGCTCGCGCACTTCTCGACGCTGCCGTGGTCCGGATGGTCGCGCGTCACGATCGACCAGCACCCGCCGGCTGCCGCCGGCTGCCTGATGGCGTCGGCCACCGTGGGCGGCACGATCGTCGAGACCCCGGTCGCGCGCTACGTCCTGGGACGGCAGATCGGACTCGCGTCCTGGATCGTCGACATCGAGTGCGCGCTCGGCCCTGGCGAGCGCCGCAGTCTCGACCTCGCGACATTCCAGCCCTTCGTCGTGCCGGCGCCGCAGCCACCGGACGACCTGCTCGCGCACTTCGGCGGCCTGCCGCAGGTCAATGGCGCGCCGATCGCGCTGGTCTCGTGGCGCGTCGATGGCGTGCACATCCTGACAAGTTGGCGCGCGCGCGTTCCTGGCACGCGTATGCTCACCGCCGACCTGTGGATCTGGTGGTGCCCTTCGCAGCCGTGGGTGTGCCACGGCGAGTCGCTCGTCACCTGCTCGAACCCGGCCGTGCCCGACATGGTCGAGCCCGAGCCATCGGGGCCCGTGGTGCTGACCTGGGGCGACGCGATCGTCACGCCATTGACCGGGCCGGCCGGCGAACTGCTGGCTGCGGGCAGCGCGCTCGCGGACGGGCAGGCGAAGGCCATGCCCCTGACATTCGTCTGGACCCGGCACCTGCCGGCCGCCGACTGGTCTTGGCCGTGGGGCCAGGACGAGATCGCGGCATTGCGCGCGCTCTGCTCGATCGAGTGCGCGAAAGCGTGGCAGCCATGCGGGACCGGCATCGCGCAGTTGTTGGCCGACGGCAACCCGTCCTACTCGCCGAGCCTGAACCTGGGCGCGTTCGTCGCGGGCTACCCCGAGGCGATCCGCCGACTCACGACGTGGGACGTGCCGATGTGGGGGCCCGCGATCCGGTCTTCGGACACGGGCGACCAGGAGGACCAGACCTTCGTGCGGGGCGAGGCCCTGCTGCCCGGCGGCGAGGGCGCCGAACTCGTGACCTGGCTGTCGGCGTTGAAAATGTCCGAGCGCCCGTGCAACCACCTGGAAGCCGACGGCTCGCCGCTCGACACCGCCCGGCACATCAGCCCGCGCCTGCTGTTCTGGGATGGGCGCGTGCACGGCAGCGCGGTCGTGAGCCCCGACCGACTGGGCAAGCCGCGCGGCATCACGCTCGAGGAAACGCACGGCCGCTACGGCCCCGACATCGAGCACCTGCTGGTCAACACGCTCGCGGCCGCGTGTCGGCTCACCGGGTCGCCGGCGGCGCAGCGGCTCCTGCGGAACCTCTGCACGGTCTACCTTCTGCAGCGCACGCTCGACCCGTCCTGGTCGACATCGGGCGAGGGCATCGTGACGCGCGCGACCGGATGGGAAGGCATCTTCGTGGTGCACGTCTGGCGTGACCTCGAGGACCGCGCGATGGCGCAGCGCGTCGTCGACCGATGGCGCGCCCGCTGCACCAACCTGATCCTGCCGCGGCTCGACGCGGCACCGGGCGACATCTGGGACGTGCGCGTCGAGACCAGCGCGGCCGTCCCGATCGTGCCGGGCTGGATGCCGTGGCAGCAGGCTGTTCTGGCCTACGGCCTCGACCTCGCGTGCGCGCAGGTCGGCCCGGTCGAAGGCCGCGCGATCGCGTTGCGCGGGGCTCTGCGCGTCGTGCAGGACACCTACGTCCTAGAGGACGGCCACTGGGTCGACTATGAGCGCCTTAGCCTCGCGGGCGACCGGAGTCGGTCCGGGTTCTACTCGTACGCGTGGTTGCCGTGCGCGCCCGCGGTCGTGCTGCGGCATCAGCCGGCGCACGAGAAGGCCAGGTCGGTGTGGAACCAAGTCAATGCGGCCACCGGAAGCCGGCGGTGGCTGCCGCCGGGGGTGCCGCAATGAACCGCGCCGTGACCGGCTTCGTCATCAAGCTCACGCTCCCGTGGCCAACCGGCGCGCTGTCGCCGAATGGTCCGCATGGCCATTGGGCGCCGCACGCCCGCGCGAAGAAGCGATACCGCGACACCTGCCACATGGCCGTGCTCGAGCAGCGCGTGAAGGCTCCGACCGCCGCGCGCCTCGACGTGTCGCTCGTGTTCGTGCGTCCGGAGCGACGCCGCTACGACCTCGACAACCTGATCGCGCGCATGAAGTCCGGCCTCGACGGCATCGCGTGCGCGTGGCAGATCGACGATTCGGCGTTCGTGCGCATCACTGGCGAGATCCTGGAAGGCGTGGTGCCGACGCGCCGCGATGCCGAGGTGCGCGTGACCATCGCGGAGCACGCGCGCGCGCCGCTGATCGAGCGAGGGCCGGACGGGATGCCGTCGGAGATTCGACTGTGAACTATCAACCGCGCCATGCCCGCAGCGCGGTCGAATCGGAGGGCAACCAACCAATGGGAGCGAGAACGTGAGTGACACGAAACGAAAGGATGCGATCGGCCGCGCGATCAGCGCGGGTTCTGTGGCAGATGCTCGTGATGGTCATGAGCACCGGGCGCTCAGCAAGAACGCGAGATGCCTTGCGGCGGCGGCCGGGGTCGACATCTTGAACGGCGAGCCGATCGCCGGCCTCAAGGCGCTGAACCGTGCGATATTGGCGATGTGGCGAGCGGATCGCCGCACCGACCCGGCGGACACCGGGACGCGGGCGCCCAGCGGATCGGGCGCAGAGGACGGATGACGATGACCTACGAGATTCGCGACACCAACGGTGCGGAGTCGGAGTCGATCATCCAGTTGTGCGATGGCCCCGAGATGCTCGCGGCCGTCGTCGAGTGGGCGACCGATTGGACGGTGCGCACGGTGGAGGTGGGGTCATGAGCGCCCTCTCGCGCACCGGCCACCGCATCGACCTCGACGGCTACCGCGTCGTCGTGTCCCTCGAGTTCGAGTCCGGAGGCCCGGGCATCCGGCGCGGCTACTACGTCGCGGACATCACGCCCGTCCTGACGAACGCGCAGGACTTCCAGGACTGCTACGGGCTGCCCGCCACCGCCGAGGGGCTCGCGGCAGCCGTCAAGATCGACGCGAAGTGGATCGAGGCGTGCGCGCGGGAAGCGCAGCGTGTCGACGATCGGGGTGAGCAGACCGGGCATGCAGGGGGTGCATCGTGAGCACTCCCGGGCCGATCGCACTCAACGTGCTCCGGATCCAGGCCGATCACCTGGTCAAGCAGATCGACGGCCTTCGCGAGGCCATCCTGCAGCACGACCCCTGCACCACGCGAGGCGGGCACATGCGCGCCGCCGCCGACTACCTGATCGCGGCCGAGTTGCTCGCCCGGTACGTGCGCTCGTGCATCGAGTGCGAGGAACATGACCGCGCGAAGCTCGCCGCACACCTGACCGAGCAGGACCGCAAGCTGGCTGAGGAGGCGAGCAACCGTGGCTAGGCGCGCCGCCGTCCCGTTCGCTCGCAGGCTCCGGCTCCTCGGCGCGTGTGAGGATGCTGTCGCGTGGGCCGGCGAGAAGACGTCGGCCGTCGCGTGGCGAACTTGCGAGCGGGACGACTGGATGCTCTGGCTGCTGGGGCGTAGCGAAGGCTGGTCACGCGACGCGCTGAACGAGTGCGTCGGCGAGTTCGCGACGAGGGCTCTGGAAGCGGCTCGTCCAGTGGCGTGCAAGGAAACCTACTGGCCAGCGATCGAATCGGCGCACAGGCAGGTGTGCGAAGCACTCGCCGGTCGTGGCGATCTGGCCGCGGCGGCGAGAGCGGCGCTCGCGGCGTGGACCGCCGCCAGGGCCGCCGCCAGGGCCGCCGGGGCCGCCGCCTGGGCCGCCGGGGCCTCCGCCAGGGCCGCCGGGGCCGCCGCCTGGGCCGCCGCCTGGGCCGCCGGGGCCTCCGCCAGGGCCGCCGAGGCCGCCGCCAGGGCCGCCGCCTGGGCCGCCGAGGCCGCCGCCAGGGCCGCCGCCTGGGCCGCCGGGGCCTCCGCCAGGCCGCCGCCGAGGCCGCCGAGGCCGCCGCCGATGCCGCCGAGGCCGCCGCCGGGGCCGCCGAGGCCGCCGCCGGGGCCGCCGTCGGAGTCGCCACACACAAGCAACTCGCCGACATCGTGCGCAAGCACTTCCCCGAAGGCCCCGAACCTCAAGGTAACCCCATGAAACACGACCCCCCACCCGTGGCCATCCTCGCGACGCGCGCGGAGGGCGTGATGGCTGAGGACCTCAAGCTGGCGGCCGCCGACGCGTTGATGCGCGCGGCCGAGGTCGTCGAGACCGGTTGGACGCAATGCGAACTCGCGCGGGACGCGAGCGGGATGGAGTGCAAGCCGTCAGACTCGACTGCGGTGTGCTGGTGCGCCGAGGGTGCGCTCCGCCGCGTCTTCCGCGGCTCCGCCGACCAAGATGCGTACTCGGTCGCGTTCTCGCGCCTGCATGATGCAGCCGCCGCGAAGCTACGGGCCGCCGGTCGTTGGCATGTAGCCGCGCTCGCCGTCTGGAACGATGACGAAGATCGCACGGCGGATCAGGTCGCCACGATGATGCGCGAGTGCGCAGTGGCGCTGCGATCGGAGGTGTCAAGTGGCTGACAGCATGAAATGGCCCGAATTGTCGCTCCTCGAGGTACTGCCGCCGGAACTGCGGACGCAACTGACGCGCGAGCGGTTGCAACTCCTCGCGTGAGCCGCCGACATGCAAAAATGAACCGCACACCGCGGGCCAGTTGCGCCGGTATGGCGCGCAAAACGTCAGACTCTCCTTCTTCCCCTTTTCCCATGACGTTCCTGGCCCGCATCTTTCTTCTACCAGCCTAAGAAGGCCAAACATGCCCACCGCACTTCTCAAATCTGGCATCCACGCCGACATCCCGTTCCACGACTACCTGGATCACCCGGGCTACGGTTCGTCCGATCTGCGCACCATGCGGATCGGCCCACCGGCCCGGGTGCTATGGCGCCGAGCACACCGCGAGAAGTCCGAGACGGACGCGACGCGCATCGGCACGGCCGCGCACTGCACGATCCTGGATCCGACGTGGTTCGACCGTGCGTTCTGGATCAAGCCGCCCCTGATGGAGTTCCGCAGCGCCGAGAACAAGGCGGTCCGCGACGAGGTGCTGGCGAGTGGCCGCCAGATCATCACGCAGGACGCCGCGACGCAAATCCGCGGGGTCGCGCAGGCGTTCGCAGACAAGGCCCTGGCGCGCGAGTCTCTGCATGGCGCATTCTCCGAACGCTCGGTGTTCTGGCGCGACCCCATCACCGGCATCATGTGCAAGTGCCGGCCCGACTGGTTCGACGCCGACTGCGTCTACGACCTCAAGGTGTCGATCCACGCCGAGAAGGAAGCCGACACGCTGACGTACCGCGCGCACACGTCCGGCTGGCTCAACCAGCTCGCGCACAACCGCGCCGGTCTGAACGCGAACGGCCGCGACATCAAGCGCGGACGAATCGTCGTCATCGAGCCGAACGAGCCGCATTCGGTGTGGCTGCTCGAGGTGCGCGAGAACGACCTGGACCACCTGGAACTCGACAACGAGATTGCGCGGCGCAAGATCGCGAAGTGCGAGGCATCCGGCGAGTGGCCCGGGACGCCGGACCAGTGGCGCACGATCGAGCTGCCCGCGTCGGCCGTCTACATCGAAGACAACGACCTGGAAGCTGCGGAGGAGGTGCTGCCATGACGCAAGACGAACTCCCGGAAGGCACCATCTACAAGGGGCCGCATGGCATCGCGCGCGACAGCACCTGGCTCACGCAGGAGGACATCCCGCACGACCGCGACACCGAGGTAGTGGTCGAGAACGTGCTCGTGCGCCGCAACGTGAAGTTCCAAGGAGGACGCGTCAAGCCCGTGTTCATGTCGTTGAAGTTCATCGGCAAGGTTCGGGAACTCGGGCTGAACGCGACGAACCGCAAGACCATGGCCGCGCTGTTCGGTGATGAGGAGACGGGCCGCAACAACACGGTCAACTGGTTCGGGAAGCGCGTCGCGCTGTTCGTCGAGCAGGGCGTGCGCCGGCCTGACGGCACGATCGGGCCCGCAGTCCGGATCCGTGCCAAGAGGCTGCCGCAGAAGGCGGCAGGGCCCGCCGTCGACAACCCACTGACCATCGACTCGCCGCCGAGGCCGACTCCCGAAGAACTCGAGGAGCTGACCGGAGGCAAGTCGTAGCGCGGTCGCGCGAACGAAGAAGCCATCACCGATTGACTGCACCGATTCCAAGGAACCACATGAGCCAGACCATCTTGCAACGAATCCACGCCCTTGCGGACAAGCCGCCGAACGGCGATGCCCTCAAGGCCCTCTCTGAAGCGGGCGGCGCCGGGATGATGATGTGGTAGGATCGCGACCCATGCCAGGCGGTCGACCACCCGAGCCCGTTCCCCATGACATCGCCGAAGCGATCATCGACTGGCTCTACGAGGGTGGGTCGTTGCTCGCGTTCTGCCGGCAGCCCGGCATGCCGAATCGACGCACGATCTACGACTGGTGCGACAAGGACCAGGCGTTTGCCTCACGGTTCGCGCGCGCGAGCAAGTCACGCGGCCCGCTCCTGATGGAGATGGGCCAGGAGATCGCCGACGACAGCAGCCGTGACTACCTCGAGGTCGAGGGCAAGAACGGCCAGCCTCGTCGCGTGCTCGACTCCGAGCATGTGCAGCGCAGCAAGCTCCGCGTCGACCAGATGAACCGGCGCGCCGCGTGCTACAGCCCAGCCGAGTGCGGCACCAAGGTCGCGCTGGGCGGTGATGCAGTCGCGCCACCGATCCGGATCGAGTCCACCGGCCCCATCGTCCCACCGCTCGACGACTACCCTGATCCGGTCACTGGCAAGACCAGGCAGGGCCTGCTCTCCGGCATCCGCAAGCTCGGTGAGTTGGCCTCCGAGGTGCTGGACGACAGCGGAGAGGACCGAAGTGCTACGGGGACGCGGGGTGACGTGTAATGGGTCTGTCAAGCAGAAGCAACCTGGTACTCGGGTGTGCCTGAGCCAGCCGAACGCGAAGCCGCCACCCGCGCGAAGCTCCTCGCCGCCTTCGAGTCGGTCTGCCCCGGCATCGTCGGCAACCCGTTCGTGCCGCACTGGCCCACGCCGACGCAGCAGCTGTTCCTCGGCCTGCACCTGCGAGCGGACGCGGGATTCGGCGTGTTCGAAGCGCTCTATGGCGGCGCCGCGGGCGGCGGGAAAAGCGACTGTCTGCTGACCGCCGCGGCGCAGTACGTCGATCGCCCCGAGTACTCGGTGCTGATCCTCCGGCGCACGTTCGCCGACTTGGCGCTGCCAGGCGCGATCATGGACCGCGCGATGGCGTGGTGGCGACCACTCGGCGTGCACTGGCAAGGCGAGACGCACACGTTTCGCTTCCCGAGCGGCGCCACCGTGGCGTTCGGCTACATCCAGCACTCGCTCGACCACCTACGCTACAAGTCGGCCGAGTTCCAGCTGGTGGCCGGCGACGAGCTGACCGAACTGCCGCTCGAAAGCCAGTGGGCGTTCGTCGCGCGCACGCGTGTGCGTCGACGCGCCGGCAGCAACCTGCCGCTGCGAGGCCTGGGCGCGACGAACCCCGGTGGCCCTGGGCACGATTGGGTGAAGAAGCGCTTCGTCGGCGACCCTCACGACGGCGTGAGACCGATCCTGCGTGGTCGCTACGTGCCGGCGCGCATCCGCGACAACCCGCACATCGACCAGGCCAGCTACATCGAGGGCCTGATGCACCTGCATCCGACCGTGCGCGAGCAGATGTTGAACGGCGACTGGCGCGTCCGTGACCCCGGAGACTACTTCCGCGCCGAGTGGTTCGGCCCGCTGCTCACGCCTGGCGTCGACACCTGGTCGTCGAGCGATTGCATCCGAATCCGGTGGTGGGACCTGGCGGCGAGCGAGAAGCCAGACGCGGCGCGCACTGCAGGCGTCCGGATGGCTCGGCATCGCGTCGGAGTGCGCGCGCTCGAGCACGCACGCGTCTTCAAGGCGACGCCGGGCAAGCGCGATGACCTGATCGTGCAGACTGCGCAGGCCGACGGGTTCGGCGTGATCGTGGGGCTTGAGATCGAGGGCGGCAGCGGCGGGCCCGCGCAGTTCGAGGCCTTGTCGAAGCGGCTCCGGGCGATCGGCTTCCGTGTGGTCGGTGCGCGCCCGCGCGTCGGCGGCCCCGAGATGACCGACCCTGAGAAGGCGCACCAGATGCGGCAGCCCAGCACCGAGAAGGGCAAGCAGGGCCGCGCCGACCCGGTGGCCTCGTGCCTGGAACGGGGCTACCAGCGCCGAGGCGAGTGCCCGACCACCGGCGGCATGTGGTGGGGGCTCGACCAGCAGAAGCCACTGCAGGAGCAGCGGGACGGCCTGCGCCTGTTCGCGGGCGAGTGGACCCAGGACTACCTCGACGAGGTCGAGGGATTCCCAGACTCGGCGCTGTGCGACCAGGTCGATGCAACCAGCGGCGCGTGGGCATGGCTCGAGGCGCACGCGTTCGGCGGGAGCTTGCCGCTCGGTGGTGGTGCGCCGAAGCCGGCTGTGCTCGTCACGTCACACGACATGCACCCCGAGCAGCGCGACGAGGTCGAGCAGGCCGAGCAGCAGAAGCGGGGCAGGTGGGTGCAGCGGTAGTGGCAGGAGGCGGAGCGGGAGCGGCGCGTTCTGCGCACGCGCGCAACATGCGCCAGACGCGCCAGACGCGCGTCAGCTCTCGGTGGCGTGGGACGCTTCAGCGTCTCCTTGGCGCGTGCGCATCAGCTTGCAAAGCTTGCAAAGTTTGCAAAGTTTGCAGCGCAAGGCATCACGGACGAGCTTCCACCACCCTCATCCGTCGCCGAGCCCGAGTAGGTGCGTCGGCACCACCGACAGAGCCTCGCACAGCTGGCGCACGCGCCACACGTCTGGCGCCTGGCGGCCGGCCTCCCACAGGTAGACGGTCTGGCGGTGGACGCGGATCACGTTCGCGACGTTGGCCTGCGAGAGCCCGGCGGCGGCGCGCGCTTTCGCCAGGCGGGAACCGAACAAGGGAAGAAATGCCGACTTGTGCATGCGAGAAATGTAGGCGCATGCGTTGACAGTTTCCAGCGGGTCCGGTCTACTAGAATGGCGTGGCGACTGGATCGCCGCACCGACCCGGCGGACACCGGGACGCGGGCGCCCGGCGGATCGGGCGCAGAGGACGGATGACGGATGACGACTCGATACGTAGCGCTGATCGGGGAGATGATGGTGGTGGGCGAGGGCGCGACGGCCGAGGCCGCGATGGCGGATGCGCGCAACGAGGCGAGGATGATCGGCTGCGCCGGCGACCACGACGATGCCGAGATCCGCGCCTACGACCCCGGCGACGCAAGCTCTACGGCTGTGCGGTTGCTTCGCGAGCGCGGCCTGGAGGTCCCGCCGACCAGCTGATCGACCAGACCGACGTGCCGAGGAGCGAGCCGCACCCGGTGCATGGCACCGCCCCCCTGAGCCTCGCGGCGCGGGTTGATCGACTGGTTGCAGAACTCCAGAAGCTTCGCGCCGAGCGCGACGAAGCTCGACAGCGCGTCACCGGCGTGGTCGAGCCTTGGCGCGTGCGCATCAGCTTGCAAAGCTTGCAAAGTTTGCAGCGCAAGTAGGTGAAAAAGTAGGTGAAGTAGGCCCCTTGCTACTGAGACTCAGTCTCGGGAAGATGCCGGCCCATGGGCGACCAAACCCCCGTGGTGACTCCCCCGCCGGTGGCCGAGTTCTACAACTCGCTCGCGCCAGGTGCGATCGAGCTTCCGGACGACCAGCGGCCGATCGCTGCAGACGCGCTGTGGGCTCGTGAGCGTGCGATCCAGAGCGGCCGGCTGCGCACGATCCCGCGCGACGAGCTGGCGGCGTGGCAGAAACAGAGCCTGCCGCCCGCCATCGCGCCGACGCCAGCAGACCCGACTCCGGCCGCGCTGCCGCCCGCCACCGACGTGACCGAGCCGGCAGCATGACGACCGAATTGCTGGCGCGCACGAACCAGTCGCAGCGCATCTTCCTGAGCGCGATCTCGAGCGCCTACCGCAACAGCCTGCGGCTCTACGAGCCCTCGGTGTGGCTCGCCCAAGAACCCGAGATCGAAGACAAGATGTTGCGCGACGCCGACGTCGTGCATGCGACGAGCCAGCGATGCAAATTGATTGCGGGACGTCAGTGGACGCTGCAGGCCGAGAGTTCGGGCAATGAGAAGTCGGCGCTGGCCGTGGCGATCGGCACCAAGCTGCTGAAGAACATCCGCGATTTTACGCAGTCCAGGTCGAAGCTCGCGCGCGCATTCCTCCACGGCCAACAGATGGCATGGATCAACTGGCGACCGACCGTCATGACGATTGGCGACGGCAAGCCTCGCACCTGGATCGTGCCGATCAAGATGCAGTCGATCGACAAGCGCTGGTTCCAGGACAAGCCGATCGAGGAGCCGGACGGCACCATCTCGATCAAGCATCAGCGCTATGATCTCAAGCTCCGAGACTTCGTCTTCGAGAGTCCGGAAGAATCGCTGTGCATGGTCCGGCACACCTACGAGGACGAGCAGGGAACGCTCGGATTCGGTCGTGGCCTGCGCGAGCCTCTGGCGTGGCTCTGGTATACGAAGACGCACTCTTGGCAGGAATACATGAACGCGGCCGAGCGATTCGGCCAGGGCGTCGCGGTCACGAAGGTCGATGGCCTGCGCGACGCCAGCACGATGTTGCCTAACGAGGATCTGGTGCGCAAGCACCTGGAGACGATCAGCAACATGCGGGCGCGCCACTCACTTGTGTTCGACAAGTCCGACGAGTTCGAGATCGTGCAGCCGAGCGGAGAGGGCTGGCAGATGTTCCGCGAGCTGACCGAGTCGCTCAAGAGTTCGATCATCATGCTGATCTTGTCGGCGAACCTGCCGACGAGCGCGAACGAGGGCGGGAGCTATGCGCTCGGTGAGATCCAGGAGAACAGCACCGAGGCACTGGTCCAGTACGATCGCGAGGCACTCGAGGAGACGCTGACCCACAGTCTCGTGCGCTCGGTCTGGCACTACAACAGCGCGAACCTGATCGAACTCGGGATCGCGGACGAACTGCCGAGGTTCAACATCAAGCAAGAGAAGCGGCTCGACCCGGAGAAGCGTGCGGCTGTCGCGCAGATCCTGCACACCATGGGTGTCCCGCTTGCCATGGAGGACGTGTACGAGCAGACCGGGTTCCGAAAGCCCGAGGACGGAGAGGACACGCTGGAAGGCGCGGACCCGGCCGAAGCCTCGGGATTCAGTGGAGGCGGAGGCGGCGGCGACCCGCTCGACTTCTTGCGCATCAAGGGCCCGCCGAAGCCGCCGCAACCTCCTGGCCAGGACGACCATGACGGCGCGCCACCGAAGGATGAGCCGTCGCCGAAGAACCGGATTCGGGGAATGGTGTGATCGACGACGCGACGCGATTCCTGGAACACGCGGGCGACGGCTTCGGCGACTACCTCGAATCGCTGCGACGCTTGCTGGTCGCGATCGCGATGCAGGACAATGAGGGCGCGGCGTGGGCCAGGAGCAGGTTGCTAGCCAGCCTCACCGAGACCATGGCGCGAGCCGAGCTGCACGGAGCGAGGTCGACCCTGCGCCACGCGGCGGGCGCGATGTTGGAAATGGGCGTCGGGATGCGAGCCGATATCCCGCTACTCATCACGTTCCGCGACTCCGCGATTGACGCGGTCGCGAGCGTGCCGTTGCAGGAAGCCATCGACGACCTCGTGACCAGGACGCCCGTGGTGCTTCGTGACGCGGCGCAGCGCACAGGCGCCGAAATCGCGCGCCTCTACAGCCAGGGCCGTGTGGTCGCGTTCGCTCGCAGCGCCGAGCAGGCAGTCACCGAGCGCGTGCACGCCCAGATCATCGAGGCGATGCGCACGGGCCTCACCACGTCCGAGGCGGTAGCGCACATCCGCGAGAACGTCGACCAACTGCGCCAGAAAACCGAGGCGTGGACCGACTCCTACGCGCGCACCGCCTTCCTGACGAACGTCTCGACGGCCGTGTCGGCGGGGCGATTCCGGCAGGTGCAAGACCCGGCCGTGCAGGCGGTGATCCCGGCTTTCCGCTTCGATTCGGTGAACGACGCGGACACGCGGCCGAACCATCGGGCTGCCGACAACCACGTCTGGTCGGTCGACAATCCAGTCTGGAACAAGCTCGCGCCCCCATTGGGCTTCAACTGCTTTCTGCCTGGAACGCGCATTTGCGGCGCTGTCGAGATCGCGTCAAAAGCCAGATACTCGGGTCCAGCCGTCGAGATCAAGACGGAGGGCGGTGGTTGGCTTGCCGTAACCGTCAATCACCCCATACTGACGCGGACCGGGTGGAAGCCTGCTGGCGAGATCGCAGAAGGCGACGATTTGATCCGTGACTCTGCCGCAATCGAAGCGCTCGCGCATGCCACGGTAGCGATGGGTCGGAGGACAGAAGACGAACAGCACATGCCACCCTGCGCGCAGGATGTGTTCGAGGCGATCGTGGCGCGTGGAACAGTGCCGCGTCGAATGCTTCGTGGCCGGGAACTGCCGCTGAATCTCCACGGCGACGCGCGATTCCTCAAAGGCGACATCCACGTTGTATCGGCCGATTGGATGCTGCCAGAGCGGCTTCATCCCCATGCCGGCGAGCCTCGTCGCGACCTCAACCTCGTTCTTTGCGCCGCAGCCACGGGCTTTGCCCGCCATGGAGAGAGCGATACGAATCTGCGTATCCTCACTCCTGGTGCACCCGAGCGCAGCCTTCCAGGCGGCACCGCACTGGCGCCTGACGATGCTCCTGTAGTCGGGGCCTGCCTTGCGCTGCGACCACTTCATGGTCTCAGCATCGGATCGGCCGCGCAGAGCAACGTTCGCACGGCAGAGGTTCGAGGCGAGACATCCGCGGCTGATGCCGAGTTCTCCGGCAAGCTGCGTCATGCTCACGCCGGACAGGTAGCGTTTGATCGCGTCGCCGAGATTCGCCACTTCGATTTTTCGGGTCATGTCTACGACTTCCAGACGAGGAACGGCTGGATTGTAGCAGGTGGCATCGTCACTAGTAACTGCCGGTGCCAAGTCTCGATGGTCACGCGGCCAGATCTTCGGCGAATGGGGCGGCTGCGCACCGACGGCACCGTGATCGAGAGCGCGGTGCCTCCTGGCGCGTTCCCAGACCCTGGGTTCCGCCACGAGGGCCGGCCCGACCTCGCGGGAGTCTCGCCATGAAGATCGGCGACGATTGGGACGACACGCGCGAGAGGCTGCGCGAAGTCGTGAAGATGCGCGGCGCCGATGCCGTAGCGAGAGAGATTCCGGCATCACGCTCGACAGTGTTCCGTCTGCTGAACAGCGATGACGTGCCGCAGCCGCGCACCATCGAATGCATCGAACGCATGCTCGACGAGAAGGCTCTGAGGGAAGCGCGCCGGTTCGAGTAGTAGCAATCCGGTCCGGAATCGGACGGTTGCTGACGCGGCCTTGCATAGGGTCCCGCGCGCAATGACCGCAGCCGCGACCCTGCCGCGATTCAAGTCGACCCGACGCAAGGGCGGCGGCGTGGTGGTGCATCGGGTCCCGATCTTCGTCGAGACATCGAAGGAGGTCGGCAAGGGCGATGAACGGCACGTCAAGCAGTTCGACGCGGCCTGGATCTCGGCTGCCATCGGGCGCGCGCAGCAACAGGAGCGGGAGGGCTATCTGCCGCCGCTGCACGTCCAGCACCACGGCGAGGGCCGCGACGTGAAGCCCGCCGGCCACTTCCGCGTGCTCGGCGCCGAACAGATCCAGTTCGGCGGCGAGTCGCGCATGGCCGTGATGGCCGAACTGCACATCACGAACCCCGACGTGGCGGCCGAGGTGCAGGCGTCGCGCTTCCCCTACCGATCGGTCGAAATCCACAAGCTCGACACGCCGTCGATCGACTCGCTTGCCCTGCTCGACGACCAGGTGCCGCACTGCCGGCTGCCTGTGCTCGAGGTCGACGAGCCGGCTGAAGCCGCGTTCCGATCCAAGTCGGTCGTGGTGTTCCACGCGGGCGAGCGCGCCGAGGTGCAGTTCGAGTTCGGTGCGGACGCCAGCGCCGACACGAAGCCGAAGGAGCCGAAGGAAGGCGTGCCCGATGACCGCAAGGACAAGTCGGCCGCCGACGACCAGCAGGGCGAGGACGCGAGTGCGACCAGCCCGGACGCCAAGGCGATCGTCAAGGCGATCAAGAGTGGCGCGATCAGCGTCGCGGACCTGCAGGCCGTCATCGCGGCGATCCGCGAACGCGGCGATGCCGGAAGCACCGAGTCACAGCCAGGGGACGAGGCGAGCAAGGTCGCGGATGGCAAGAAGCCGCCCGCCTCGCCAGTGCCAGGCACACAGATGGGAGCGATCACCGAGGACACCATGACCAAGACCGATCCGAAGCCCGAAGTCACCATGGCCACGAAGCCCGAGGATGCGATCGCGATGGCCGCGCTGCAGGGCAAGCTCGACGTGCTGGAAGCGAAGTTCGCCGCCCGCGACGCGGTCGACAAGCGGCGCGAAGCCGTGTCCGGCGCGATGAAGAAACTCGCGGGCCGCGCGACCGGCTCGGGCATCGAGGACAAGCTCACGAAGTTCCACGAGGGCTGCAAGGGCACGGAAGCCGAGGTGCAGGCCCAGTTCAACGCCTACGTCGAGGTCTGGATGAGCGCGCCGCCGTCCACGCCGAACTTCGGCGGTGGTGGCGCCGCCATGGTCGCGGAAGCGCTGCCGGCCATCGCGATGAAGTACTCGGCCGCCGGCACCACAGCCGTCGAGAAGGCCGCCAAGCTCGCGGCCGAGTGGGAGGTGCAGAGCCAGCTCGGCTTGTCGACCACGCAGGATCGCTACGTCGAGATCCACATGACGCGCGCCGGCTTCAAGGCTCCGGCCGCGAAGGCGACGGCCTGAGGCACACCATGACGACTCTCCTCCTGATCCTGTGCGCGCTCGCGGCTCTCGCGGTCGCTTTCCCGAGCATGTCCGACCAGGCCGCGAAGGCCGTGCGCAAGACCGCGCCTCGCTCCGGCACGCGGGCCGTCCCGATCGCCAACGGCGTGACGCTCTACGAAGGGCAGTTCGTCCAGTACGAGGGCGGCTACGCGAACCACTGGGACGAAACCGGCCAGTTCGCCGGGATCTGCGTCGGCGGCAAGGACAGGTTGCGCGATGGCGTGTTGCTCGGCAACACGTCGGACACGCCGCCGCCCGAAGCGATCATCGACGAGTCGGGCACCGTGCTCATGCACATGTCGATCGGCGGCACGCCGACTCAGGCCAAGGTTGGGCTGCTCGTCTACTGCGCGGACAGCAACCCGGCGAACATGACCATGACCGACACGACCAACTTCCCGATCGGTCGGTTGGTCCGTTACCGCTCCGCCACCGACGTGGACGTCGAGCTGTTCACCCCGACCGAGCACCTGGCCGGTGTCGCGGGCGCCACCTGGGATTCGTGAGCCACCAACCGAGCTGAACCATGGTCCAAACCATCATCGCGAGTGCGGTCATCGCCAACGGGCTCCGCGCCGACTTCCAGGGCACCTACACCGACATCCGGAACCGCCAGGCCGATGGCCGCGTCGGCATGCTGATGTCGAACGTCGGGATGACCAACCGCTACCAAGCGTTCGCGTACATGGGCGCGGCGCCGCACATGGAGCTTTGGAAGCCTGGCGACCCGGTCCCATCCGACGCGATGGACAGCACGTCGTTCACTGGCGAGGTCCACAACTGGGCACGGCGCATCCCGTGGCTCAAGTGGGACCGCAAGGACGACCAACTCGGCGTGCTCTACGACGCGGCGAAGAAGACCGGCGAGTCCACCGGCCTGCTACCCGAGCGGTTCCTGTTCGACCTGCTCAACAACGCGCTGACGCCGATCACGCTGCCCGCGACCATGCTCGCGCCAGACGGCGCCGCGATCTTCGCGACCACGGCCGGTGGCGTCGCGCGCTTCGGCGCGACCAACGGCAACCTGTTGTCTGGCTCGGGCCTCGCGACGTCGAGCGCGGTCAGGACCGACTATTACAGCTCGATCAAGCAGTTCGGGCTGTTCCAGGACGGCAAGGGTCAGCCGCTGCTGTCGCCCGAGACCATCGGGCGCGGCGTGCTCATCATCCACGCGCTCGCCGACACGGACATCTTCGAGGAGACGTTCCTGCAGCGCCGCCAGGGTCGAGTGCTCGGCACCGACGCGGGCGTCTCGGTCTCTAACGTCATCCAGGACGCGAGCCGCACCATCGAGCTGTGGGGCTCGCCGCGCCTCGCCACCGGTGACTGGTATGTCGCGCTGAAGGATTCGCCGACCAAGCCGTTTGCCTTGCTGGATCGCGAAGGCGTGCGCGAGTTCGAGGCGCTCGAGGACAATAACAACAGCGATCACGTGCGCAACACGGGTCAAGAGTACGTGCAGTGGGAGACGCGTCAGGGCGCAGTCCCGGCACTCCCCTACGGAATCATCAAGATCAACAACTGATCCAATGGCCACCAACGACACCAATGCGATTCGCGGTACGGTTCGCGGCACGACCGTCGTCAACCAGTCCGACAGCTCGAGCAACGGCATCATCGCGGTTACCGAGCGCGGCGACATGGCGGTGGCGAACTCGATGCCTCTCCTGGCCGATCTCGCGCGCCTCGGCTCGACGTTCCAGATCGTCGGCGCGGCTGTCGACTCAATTGCAGCGTTGCCGACCACCACGGCGCCGCACTCGCTTTGGAACGGCGAGGCGAGCACGGGCAAGTGTTACGTCATCGACTCGTTCGGCTGCATGGAGATCGTGATTGATGCGACCCAAGCCAACAACACGCTGCTCGTTGCGAACATGACGCCAGGCACCGTGGCGGCGCCGACCGATGCGGGCCTCACGAAGTGCTCGACGAGTGGACGCACGACGAACCAGACCGCGGCGCGCACCGTCGCGGGCGCCACCGTGCTGTCGCAGTGGTTCCCGCACGGACAGTTGACGCACATCGCGGGCGCGGTCGCGGGCAGCAAGTGGCGCATCAACGAGGCGTTCGTGAACGGCATCTACGTGGTGCGCCCCGGCGGCCTGTTCTCGTGGGGCGCGGTGAAGCTCGCGGCCGTCACGGCCCAGATGCAGTATTTCGTTCGCTGGCACGAGGTCCAGCTGTCCTTCGTCTCGTAATCGCGAGCGTCGGCGCTAACAACACTGCGGGCCGCCGCCTCATGTCGGGGAGGCGGCCCGAGTCGCAGACAACCCATCGCATCGGAGATGACCCGAGATGATCAAGCAACGAACCGACGACGTGCCGCCGACCGAACCCAAGAACGTGGCCGCGACCGCGACGACCGCGATGATCGAGCCGGACCGCGCGCCCCGAGTGGCCGGATCGAGGCTGGTGCCGGACCTGGACAAGAACCGGGCCTCGATCCTCACGCGCTACTACTTCTGGCTCGGCGTTACGCCGAACTGCCCGACGGACGGCATCGACGTGTGCGGCGTCGGTTTCCCGAAGCTCACCGAGACCGTGCAGGTGGCCGGCCAGACGACGCGCCGGATCCCGGTGGTCGGGCACATCGTGCAACTCGGAGAGGCCGAGATCCGCAGGCTGAGCGAGCGGCTGCCGCGCACCGTCATCCGGATGTACGCGGACAAGACGCGGCAGGAGCTGCTCGACGAGGCAGGGGTCGGCCTGAGCGTCGCGGATTCGTTCACGCGCAAGCGCCGCGGACAGGTGCTCACGATCCCGCGCGAGCAAGACATCAAGACCATCGAGGCGGCCGGCCGGCCGGCCCATCGCTACGAACAGGGCCCGCTCGACCAGCCGGCGGCCCGCTACATGTTCGCCGTGCTGTGCGACCAGCAGAACCCGCGCGCAGGCGCGACCTACCCCGAGACCCTGGAAAAGGCCGGACTGCCCTGGCCGTTCCCGGGCGCCCCGCCGACCAACTGAACACCTGACCCATGAGCGGAACCCCCACCCAAGCCGAGGTCCAGTCGCAGTGGAAGAACTCGGTAGCGGTCCTGGAAGGGCTCCGCAACTACGTCGACGGCACGCTGGCCGGCGGCGGCGGGCTGTGGGACACGCTGCTCCAGAGTCTGGAGGGCGACTACACGCCTGCCGGTCTCTCGACCGGCACCGCGCGCTTGCGCGCGACACTCTCGGGCTGCATCGACCAGCAGCGGGTTCGCGAGTTCATCGACCCGATCTTGTTCGAGTACTCGCGTCTGTTGTCGGCGGGCAACGCGTTCCGCAACACCAGCGACATCTTCGTTGCGCTCTATGAGCACTTCGACGCCGGGAGCCTGACGGTCAAGTCGCGCGGCATCACGTTCGACACGACCGCGACGACCAGCAACGTGGCGACCGGCGGCGCGATCGTGGGCAACGGAGCCGTCTCGCGACTCACGGTCGATCAGAACAACTACCCGCTCGAGTTCTGCAACGTTGAGAAGAAGACCTTCCGGTGCCGCGCCGACGAGAACACGGGGGCCGACGAGTTCGCCGAGTTGTTCGAGTGCCTGGGCCTCACGGCGTCGCAGGACGCGATCGGTCGCGCGGCGACAGGCTTCGGTTCGGGTGAGGCTGGGCGCACCAGCATCCAGAGTCAGCACGCCGGCACGGCGCAGGGCGGCAGCCTGTTGCGAAACAGCAGCTTCGACAGCTACGCGAGCGGAGGCTCGCCGAAGTTCGTCGGGTGGACCGAGACGGCCGGTGGCGCGTCCATCACGCAGGACACGAGCGCCTACTACCGCAGCAACCCGGACTCCAACCGGACTGGCGGTGTCAATGGCTCGCTCAAGATCACGGGCGGCGCCGGCACCGTCACGCTGACCCAACTGCTGACCGACATGCGATCGGGTCGCATCGACCCGAACTCCCCCTACTTCCTGCGCGTGATGGTCAACAAGTCGGCAGGCACCGCGGTCGGCGGCAACTTCATCGTGCGCATGGGGTCCGTGACCGTGACGACTTCGGTCGCGAGCCTGGCCGCCGGCTGGAACGAGGTCTTGGTTCCGATCGGCACCAGTTGTTGGCCGCGCAACTTCAATCAGGCGGACTTCAAGATCCAGGTCGAGTGGGCCACCAGCACGAGCGGCTACCTGCTCGTCGACGACCTGATCTTCACGCAGTGGGATGCGATCGACGGCACCTACTGGATCATCCGGGGCAACAACGCGTCGCCCGTGTCCTGGCTGCTCGATGACGTGCTCGAGTTCACCGACACGGGGGGCGCGCCGGCAACCGGCAAGATCCAGTGGTGGCTGTTCATCGGCGGCTACGGCTACCTGCCGAGCAGCGGAAGCCCGACCTTCACCGACCCATGAGCCATGACGCAGAAGCCGGCATCCCACTACGACCGCATGACGAACGCGACGGAGAGCCAGAGCGACCCGAAGCCGTTCACCGATGAGGCCATCCGGGCGCGGCGCAGGGCGCTCGACGAGGGTCGGTTGACGATCGTCGACAACAACGAGCCGAGCACGTTGGAGCCTGTCGAATGCGGGTTCTGCGACGCGGCGCCGCCGCGCTACTCCAATCCGGGTCAGTTGTTCCCCAACGTCGGCGTCGATCTGCAGTGGGACCCCAACACGTTCTCCTGGATCAAGACCATGCCGACCACGGCCGATAGCCCTGGCGTGAACTTCGCCACGGTGGCAGGCGACTTCGGCAACCTCACCGTCGTCAGGGCGGAGGTCGTGCAGGCTTCCGGCAGCTGCGCGGTCGACGAGGCAGGCAACTGCGAGACCAGTGCGCCGTGCGAGTTCATCGTGTCGATCAAGTTCGGCTTGTTCCTGAGCAACGACCCGGACATCGGCATCTCGCCCGCGATCCCGAATCTGCTGATTACGAACCCGCTGACCGGGGTTCCTAACGCGGCAATCACACCGATTGCCGGCACCGCAGTCAGTACCGGCAACACGTCGACCTGTGACTACCTGTTCACCGACACCAAGTCGCTCGACTGCGGCACGAGCTTCGACGTGACCCTGGACATGGCGACGCTCGCCCCGAATCCGAGCGTCGGCGCGTGGTTGAGCAAGACCTACAGCAATCCGACCCAGAAGCTGATCCTGGAATGCCAGGACTGCATGGAGGGGGGCAAGGACGCGTGACCGACGCAACCGACCTGTGGGACGCGGTGGTCGAGAGCTACGATCAGGATGGCCTCGTCGCGCTGACGAACATCCGCAAGAGCGACGAGACCGCCATCGACGACACGGTTGGCCAGAACGCGGCGCAGGGAGTTCTGAACCTCTGGCCGGCCTACGCGCAGGTCACTTACGATGCGACCGACGGGCTGCACGTCGAGGTCGCGAAGCGCGGCGTGATCGCGATGCTGCAGAGCCGCGGCGGCGTGTCGGTCGAGATCGCGAAGATCGAATGGGACGAAGTGTTCGGCGACAACGGCACGATCAGCAAGGTGCGCAAGACCGGGCCGCGCGGTCACCAGGGCCCCGCGACGAACAGCGGCGTCCAGACGATCGCGGAGGATCTGCACGGCCCCGTGATGGGCTGGGCGGATCGCGCGACCTTGCCGAACGGCATCCTGCCCAACACGCGAACGGCGAGGGAGTCGTGAGATGGGAAACCTCGATGTCGATGCCGGCGACAAGATCCGCCGGCTGACACAGGATCTTGAGCGGCCCGACAGCATCTTGCGCGGCATCGGCGCCATGATGGTGGCGGCGAGCCAGCGCGCGTTCCGTGAGCAGAAGTTCGGGGACGTGGCCTGGGAACCGCGAGGCCCCATCAACCTCATGGGCATCATCGCGGACTTCGCCGCCGGCAAGAGCGAGCCGCCGCGCCGACGTTTCGAGGACCGTCCGGCCCTTCGCGACACCGGCCGGCTCGCGCAGTCCATTTCGTTCCGCGTGGTGGGCGCGACTGAACTCGAGGTCGGGTCCAACCTGTCCTACGCCAAGGTGCACCAGGAAGGCGGCGAGACGCAGAGCGCGTCGCTCACCGACACGATTCGCGAGCGCATCGCCGCATGGCTCGACGGCCGCGGATCGAAGTATCGCAAGGCGCTCGGTTGGCTGCTGGCGAACAAGTTCCGCAACCAGCCGATCAAGAGCCGGGTGCACGCGCGCCCGTTCGTCGGCATCACGAAGGAGATAGCGGAGGACGCCCAGGACTTGATCCTGGCGTCGATCATCAAGTAGTGGCACAACAGGACATCGACCATGACAGTTCTCTCTGACCCCGACCGCGCCACGGTATGGCGTATCCTGATGGAGCGCGCGGAGTGCCCCGGCACAGTCGTGAAGGCTGACTTCCGGGCCGCGGTCAACGCGACCGACGACTGGATCGAAGCGAACTCCGCCGCGTTCAATTCGGCGCTCCCGCAGCCCTACCGCGGCGCGGCTTCGACTGGTCAGAAGGCCGCGCTGCTCGCCGCCATCGCGCTCAAGAAGTACGGGAGGGACATCTAGTGGCCACCACGAGGGTGCAGTTCGCCGCGCGGCAGGCCGCTCCGGTCGCTGGCGAGACCTTCCCCGAGTTCAAGCAGGCAGGCAGCACGATCACGGTGCAGTCCTGCAGCTTCGACGCGACGGGCACCGAGGCCGTGCAGTTCGTGCTGCCCTACGTCCCGGCCTACGGCTCAGGAAACGTAACGGTCAAGATCCTGTGGTACGCAGACACGGCGAGCAGCGGGGACGTGGTGTGGGGCGCGAGCCTCGCGTGCCTGACTCCGGACACCGATACGCAGGACATCGAAACGGACGCTTGGGCGACCGAGACCACCGCCACCGACTCGCACCTCGGGACGACCGTGCAGCGCCTGCACGTCGCGACCGTGACGGCCAGCAACCTGGATAGCATCACGACCGGCGACTACCTGGCATTGCGCATCAGGCGCAAGGGTGCGGACGGTTCCGACACCATGAGCGGCGACGCGCAGATGACTGGCGTGGTCATGGAGTGGTCCGACACGTAGCGCATGGCACTTCGGCTCACAGCGGCGTCAAGCCAATACCTGTCCATCAGCAGCAACCCGATCGACTTCAACGCCGACATGGGCTACTCGATCGGCGGCTGGATCCGCTTCGCCAGCCTGATCGGGACGTGCTATGTCGTCGCGATCGAGGGTGTGAGCCACGACTTCGGCGACATGGACGCGTTCCTCACGGACTACGGAGTTTTCAAACTGTCCGCGTTCTCGGGCGGAGGCGGCGGCAACTCGGGGGGCTCGTCCGGGTATGTCGACAGCGTCTGGTATCACGTTGTGATGGTGCGGTCGAGCGATTCGGTTCTCGACCTCTTTGTGGACGGCGTCCGCGTCGACACCAACACGAACAGCGTTGCGGGTCGCGGTGCGGCCGCATTCATGCACCTGGGCGCCTACTACGAGTCTGGGGCGAGCAACTTCAGCGACGCCAGGCTGTGGGGCTGGAAGTCGTGGAACCGCGCGCTGACCGCTGCCGAGATCACGCGCGAGATGCGAACCGCGATGCCGTGCAGCTTCGACACGGACTACGGCATCTGGCCGTTCTTGCGCACGAACCGGGCATCGGACTACTCTGGGCTCGGCAACTCGTGGACCGAGAGTGCGTCACCGACCGACGAGGATCCGCCACCTGTCGCGTGGGACGCCACCGAAGCGACCATCACGGCAGTGGCGGATGTGGTCGCCGCGGCTGGACAACCGACATCCAAGCGATGTGGTGGCGTCCCGCATTCGCCAGTGACCAACCGAGGAGTGTGGTGAGCCATGGCCAGCACTGACGCGAGACCAGTCCCGATCAAGAACACGGCCTTCCGCGTCGTGTTCCCGCTGCTCGATGCGGACGGCGACCTGGTGACGGGAGCGACGGGACTGGACTCCGAGGTGTCGAAGGATCAGGGGACGTTCGCCGACTGCACGAATGAGGCGACCGAGATCGCGACGAGCAGCGGCGTCTACTACCTCGACCTGACGAGTACCGAGATGAACGCGGACTGCGTGGCGGTCATCGTCAAGACCAGCACGGTTGGCGCCAAGACGACGACGCTAGTGCTCTACCCGCAGGAGACCGGGGACATCAAGGTGGACGTGCAGAGCTTCGGTGGCAGCGCCGGCACGTTCGCGTCTGGGCGCCCCGAGGTGAACATGAGCCACATCGCGGGATCCGCAGTCTCGACGAGCACCGCGCAGATCGGCGTGAATGTCGTCAACGCGGGAGGAACCGCATGGGGATCCGGCGCGATCACGTCGGGCGCGCTGCACGCTGGCGCCATCACGGCGATTCAGAGCGGGCTCGCGACGGCCGCGTCGCTGACCACGGTCGGGAGCAACGTGGCGAACATCCAGACCAGGATCCCGGCGGCCCTCGACGACGCGGGTCTGATGCAAGCCGTGGTCGTGGACATGCAGGCCAACACGGTCACGGCCGCGGCCGTCGCGACGGGTGCGATCGACGCGTCCGCGCTGGCCAGTGACGCGGGCAACAAGCTGGCCGACCACATCCTGCGCCGCAGCATCACGAGCGCGCGCGCGTCGAGCTTCGGCGATTCGGTCATCTTCCGGAGCCTCATGGGCGCGACTTCGAAACTCGTGAACAAGATCGCGGCTAGCGACGTGCTGCTCACGATCTACGCCGAGGACGACATCACCGCATTCGGCACGCAGGCCATCACCTCGGACCCTGACGCCGAAGCCATCACGGAACTCGACACCGCATGAGCATCAACGCGGACTGTTCATTGTTCGGACTCGCGACGACCGTTATCTCGGGCACCGTTCTGCAGGTCACGGGGAACGCCGAAGGTCCGTGGTGGCTCGGCATCGCGGCCGCCATCGGCGGGTTCGTGTTGCTGGTGTCTCGCTGGATCATGGCGCGTTGGGAAGCCATGCAGGCGCGCCAGGACAAGATGCACGACGAGAATCGGCAGGATGCCGTGAAGCGCGAGGAGCGGTGGCAGTTGCGGGAGGCAGAGCGCACCGAGATTCACCAGACCCAGATCCTCACGCTGCAGTCCATCTCCCATCACCTGACCATTCTCGGCAACCAGGTCGACGAAGTGCTCAAGCGCGTCGTCGACGAGTTCGAAGACCGGAAGCGCCCATGAAGACCATCTCGATCATCCTGTTCTCCCTGTTGCTTGTCGCGTGCCAGGCCGGGCGCTCGACGGCCGACGTGCAGGCCGACCGCGCGCGCTGGACGACCGTCCGCGACGTGACCGTCGACGGCATCATCAACGCGCCCACGGAGGCCACGATGCTCGCCGATATGTTGCTCGCGTGGGACGCGAAGATCACGGCCGAGGAAGCCGCGGCCGGCAAGCCGCGCGACTGGCATGCGTACGCCGCCGAGCTGGCGCGCGTCTATGGCACCGCGGCCGTGCAGGTCGCGCTCGCCGAGATCGGCCCCAAGATCAAGGCGCAGGCGCCGCCCGAACTGTTCCGGCTCGTCGACAAGAACAGCGACGGCGCGTTGTCGGTCGACGAACTGCTTGGCGTCGACCCGGCCAGCCCGGTGTTCGCGCTCGTGGTCGCGACGACGGCGGCGCAACTCCTGACGAAGAAGCACTGAGCCAACCCGATGGGCTTCCGCGGACTCCTGGCGCTGTGCGGCGTGACTCTGGCGGCTGGGCCAGCAGGCGCCGAGCCGCCGACCGCCGCGCCGGTTGCGGCCGACTGGCTGCATCGGGACGGCGGCACGAGCCGCATCATCCGGGCGCCTGGCCGCCTCGTCATCGCGCCCACCCTGAGCCTCGCGGCGCACGAGTTCCCGTTCGGCGGCATCGAGTTCGGCCGGGTGCAGATGTGCGCGCTGCGATCAGTCAGTGAACCACTGCTCGTCACGTTCGAAGGGCTCGGCGACGTGGGCGAGATCCTGGAGGGGCCGATCCAGCACGTCTTCACCTGCGAGGTCCGGGGCTGGAACGGCACGGTCATCGAGCGGCTGTTCGGCGGATTGTTCACGCGCGGCGAGTCGGGGCACGCGGTCTACAGCGTGCCGGGACTCGAGTACCCGGGTTCGCACGAGTGGGCCCGAGGCGTCGTCCTGCTGTTCGTGCCCGACGACATCGCGCATGTCCCGGGCATCATCCTGTACCACGCGGTCCCGAGCATGCAGGAGCGCGTCGCGGTCGCGTTGCAGCGCGGCAAGGAACTGGTCATGCCGCTCAACTTCGACGTGGTGGCCGATGGGCTCGGCCGGGTCGCGATGCTCGGCATGGTGCCGGACCTCGAGCTATGAACCCCGCCGCTCAGAACAACGTCGCGCAGGTCATCCGGGCAACCGGCCGCATCGTCATCAACCCGACCCTCGACCTCGCCACCGCCGAGTTCCCCTATGGCGGGACGGCGCTCGGGCTCGTGAGGCTGTGCGTGCTGCAACCGATCGGCGAGTCGCTGCTTGTCGAGTACGAGGCCCTGGGTGCCGTCGGCGCGATCACGCGCGGGTCGAACTGGCACACGTTCGCCTGCACGGTGCGCGGCTGGAACGACACGGCAATCGAGGAACTGCACACCAACGAGCAGGGCACCGGCACGCAGACCGGGCGCCGCACCATGTCGATTCCCGGGAGCAAGTACCCGGGCGCGAAAGCGAGCGCTCGTCAGATCCAGTTGCTGTTCGCT